CAAATTGGCAGGCTACCGTTGTTTTACCAACTTTAGCTCCACCATAAAACATAAACATTTTACCTTGTACTCCAGCTTTTACTTTATGTGGTTCTACTTTTAATAAATCTAATGCCATTTAAGTTACCTCCTATTAAAATAATAAATCTGCGCCACTTGCTTTACTTGCACTTGCTGTAGCTTGTGCTCTAGCATTGTAGCGTTCAGTTATATTGTTATTTTGTTGAGCAACTGCTGTTTGTAAATCTTTTAATTTATATCCAGCTTCTTCTCCGTCTTTAGCCTCTTTACCTGCTGTAACTCTTAATAATCTTGTTGTGTTTGTATAAGTTGTTTTAATTGGTTCACCGAATCCAGTGTCTTCTTGAACAACTCTTTCTTTTTGTTCATAGAATATTTCACCATATAATGTTACTAGGTTACCAACTTCATAATTTGCGTTAATATAGTCAGCAGCTTTTTTGTCATCTATTCTTAAAGTAATTTCATTAACTTTTCCACCAAATCCAACATTTAATAATTTAATATCATAATCTCCTGTTGTTTCGCCATCTCTGTCTACAACTTCTTTAATTGAAGATACAATACCTTGGATTTGGAATTGATTGATAGGGGCAGCGTCTGATGCTACAGTTCTAACAAAAGAACCATTTACCCTCCATGTATTAACTACTCTATTATCTCTTTCAGAATAAAAGTTGTTATTTTCAATTCTTGCTTTACTTAGAACAATTTTTGGAGCTTTTTGTACGCCAACAGTTCTTGCTGATGGATAATCTACATATGCAGATAATCTTTCAAACATTGGATTTTTTTCTCCACTATTTTTTAATTCATAAGTAAATACAGATACTGGAACTGTGCAATCATTTTCAGTCATAACTTCTAGTTCGCCTGATAAGTATCTGCGATTGTTTTTATCAGTTTTGATAGCAACGGTATTATTTAATAATGTTCCTTGAATTGTTGCTTCATTAACCATTTCCTTTAAAGTATTCTTTTCAGCCATAATTTTCCTCCTTAAAACTAATTACATTATAATACTATTCTTCGTTCTTGTCAATAATTTCTTCTAAACTTTTATCTTCGCCGTCAATTTCTACTTTGGCTGTTACTGATTTAGCAAAAGCATCTAAATCCATAAATCCTAATCTACCTTGTTGATAGAATAAGGCCCAGTTCATTTTAACTAGTTCAGGATATTTTGCTAATACTTCATCTACATCTGATACAAAGTTTCTTACACTATCAGATGCCCAAGCACTTTGTGCTTCAATTACTGCGTCGGTATCAATTTCTATTGGTACTTCGACTTCAAAATTGTTTTGTTCTTCCATATTATATTCCTCCTTAATAAAGTATGATGTTATTATATCACACTCAATTAGTTTTGTAAATAGTTTTGTTAAATTATTTTTTTAATTTTTTTAAAATCTTAAATCGGCTAAATTCGGTCATTTTTAACTAGTGTATTTCGTTAAAAATATTTTATAAATATAAATATATTAAAAATAGATATTTATCGTTATACGGTTGCTAATTTCGTTTTTAACCTTAGAACCGCTTAACCCAAAAAAATAGAGTGTCGATACTGACACCCTATAAAAATTAAAACAAAAGAATGGAGCGATGGGGGTAATTTTATACCCCATCAAACTAATAGCCTCCTTTTTCTTAAAACTTAATTCTATACTTTTGAAGTCAGTATATTGCGTATTCTAAATGATTATCTGTTTCGCTCCAAAAGTTTTAATATATGGGCGGGAGGGAAAACCCTCCACCCTATCTAATGACTATTAGTTTCCTTTAATCATTTTAGCACAAGTGATGTTTTCTCCTGCTCTAGGAACATAGTTAGCATCTCTTGTAACTCCACCAACTTGGATTTGGTAACCGTTAATGCTTTCTCCGTTGAAAGCTGCTGCGAATAATTCTGCAACTGTTTCAGTTCCGTGACTGATAACTGGGTTAGCTCCTCCTGGTACTTTTGTGATAACTAATGAATAAATATTTTCCATAAATTTTTTCCTCAACTTTCTATCAATTATTTTTCTTTTTTAATTGACAATATAATTATATCATTTTATATTGCCGTTTGTGAAGTATTTCTAAGTTTCTGTTGACTAGAATAAATCATCTTGTGCAACAGCTGGAACTACATTTTCTGTTACTTCGGCTACTTCAAATGCTTCTTCATACTTATTATAAGTATTATCAAAGATTGTCTTGAAGTAATAAGTTCCAACACGCTCCATAACTAAGTTGATAAATTGAACAACCATCAATGAAGCTGTTTGTAAAACTACTGGTAATACTGTGATAGATGTACCACATGCTGATACTTCTGCCTCATCATCACCATAGAAATCTTGTTCATATTTACTAAAATCTTTTTCACTCATATCAAGTGAATAAACTCTAGCTTGGTCAGAACCTAATCTACTTTCCCAACAATGAACTATCTCTTTATTCTTTTTAATTGCTTCCCATAGTTCTCTACGAACTTTCATACTGTCTACTAACATAAAAACATAACCAGACATCTTATCGATACCTTTATGTTCTTCATCTTCAACAGGTGCTACAGGAACATTATATTTATTTATGATGATGTTAGGGTTAATTAGTTTTAACTTTTCTTCCAAAGCGTCAACTTTTAATTTACCTAAGTCACCATTATCATAATATTGGTTAGGAATATTATGAGCTTCAACATCATCAAAATCATAAATATTTAATACTGGGCATCCCATTCTTGCTAACATCATAGCAACAAATGAACCAGTTGCTCCTACTCCGATAATATGAATTGAATATTTCACATTATCAGGAGAGAAGATTTCTATATGTCTTGATAAGTCCATATATATTTCTCCTTCCTTTGTAATAATATTTCTTTTCTTTATTTATTACATTATTATTATAATATAAATAATAACATAATTTCAACTATTTATGATAAACAGAACTACTATTTTGCAAATGCTTGCCAATAATTAGGGTCGTTTAATACTTCATCTAAATTTCCTATAACTTTGACATCTACGTCGGTTAAAAGGGGGAGGTCATATTTTTTCCCTTTTCCTTTGTTTGAGTATACAGTTCTACTTCCCCAACTGTTACTATATGAAGATTTTGCAGGTAAATTTGAAGAAGATGAATATTTCTTTTCAGTTACCTTTTCTTTGATTTCTTCTTCTATTGATTTCTTTAATTCATTTGCCTTAGGGTTATATGTGATTAAATCGCTTTGGTCCATATGAACTTGAAGACCGTTAGCATAATCATATATATCAATATGGTATTCTCTTTTCTTATTAGTTATAAGTCTAATAAACCAAGGATTACCATCTTTAAAATATTCCATTTGGTCATTATCTTGACCTGAAGGACTTACACCCATATTAACATGTGAGTGTCCCCATAATTTAATTTTTAATTGTTCCTCTGGTGCTGTCTTACTCCAGAATTCTAGTAATCCTTCTGGTGTAATCTCAGTTGTTGTTGAGTGAACTTCTTGCTTTAATAAAGCCACATCTTTTATTAAAAAACCTGTATCTCCCAAATCTTCAACAAACCCTAACCAACCTATTTCGCCATCTGATAAATCGCAATAGATTTCCATCTTTTGTCTTGCTTCAGGCAAAATATATAGGTCATATTTATGGTTTAAGAATATCACTGTTTTTGCCATATTATCTACTTCCTTTCATTATTGTTTTAAATAGTTCTGGTTCTTTTCTTTCTAATACTGTTAGGAACGCATCGCGTCCATCACTATGTGTGCTTTGATTTCCTGATTTTAAATTAGAAGGATATCTATAATCATGGAAGTTTACTCCATGACTCTTCTTCCAATCTAGGAATTCTTGTATAGACATATCTTTTATTCTTTGTCTTTCTTCGCTTGGTAGGCTACTTTGTTCTAATAACATTTGTCTTAGAACATCTAAACCTGCACAATAAACTAATTTATCTTCATCATCATATATTGGATACCACCAAATATGTGCCCCGGCTATATCTCTCATATTTGCCGTAGAGATATATTGTCTTAATGCTAAGAAATAATATTCTAAACCATACTCTCCAGCATGACTTATAACATCATTAAATTCTCCTCCACATAAATGTCCTCGACCAAAATGAAGATATCCTACATTAGACCAGTTATTAACCTCAAACAAATCATCAAAGTCATGATTTTTTGTTTCAATAAACTCTGGAATAAAATCAGGTCTTATTTTAATTCTTGTGCCAGGCATTTTAAAATGACAACCTTGATAAATATATTTGGTAGCATTATATAAATATGGGTTTCTTTCAAACTCATTCTCTATATAAACCTTACCTAATATTTCAGAAGGATTGATATAAATAGGATATATATCTAACACTAACTCATTGCCTGATAGTTTTGCTTTTTCTATTAAATGTAATGGTTCTAATTCTTTTAATGTTACCTTTCTTCCTTCTTCTGTTTTTGCTTTTTTCTTCATAGCTCTTATATTGTCATCTATTGTCTTTATTTCTGCAGGGATATTTTTAAAACGAGTTGACATTTCTTTATACTCATCAAGTTCACTTAAATGAGATAATATACTTGTTTTATCTAATTTCCAAGCATCAACTATTTGCCAAGCTACTTTATATTCTCTACTTGCTAAATCTTCTTTAGTTATTTTTATAAACTTTAATTTAACATTAGGCAATAAGTTCAATAAAATCTTTGCATATTCAGCGTTGATTTCTTTATAAAATAAAACATCTAAACTTTGAACTTTTGCTTCTCTAACTGCTTGAGCATATTCTCTAAAATAATCTTCAGGAACTCCTATCCTTATATTAGATGGAGCCTGATGTTTATGGTCAAACCCAAGAAGAGTCTTACCATGTCCTTTATATCTACTCATAACATAACATATAAAAGTTTGAGATAAACCATCTTTATTTGTTGTTATTAAATAATTATCCCCTATTTTTAATTTTATCATGGATAAGCTCCCCTTTCATTTTATTATAATTAAACTCTAAAGCATTTTTAGTTGGATTATAATATTTTAATAGTGGGTAACTTCCTTTGAAGATATTTGTTCCACGGAAGAACATTAAATCAACCATTGCTCGAGTTTTATTTATTTCTTTAATTTTTTTATTGTTTACATTATTTATTTTAATATTTCGAGCTAGTATATGTAAACTCTTATAAAGATTATCTTTTGTTTTTTTATCTAAAATTAGAGTAGGAACTGGAATGACTTTTGAGAAATCATAACTTCCCATATAATCCTCTAATGCTTTATATTCTAACATTAAGTTCGTTCTCATTCTACCATAAGCTCTTAATAAGTTATCATCATTATGCTTTTTGGCTTTAAC